TTCTGCCCCGTCGCCAGCCAACTTGGTGGCTCGAGGCCTGGGAAGATAGAGAACAACAGAATGGCAAAGAAAAGAACAGTCCGTTTGGACTGTTCTTTTCTTTGGTATCCGGCAGCTACTTAGATTTTTTGCCCACCAAAGTACGCTATTGCGCTGAAAAACATAGATATTTAGGCGTTTTTGCAAAAAGTCGTTAGCGCAAGCGGGCAATAAAAAGTTGCCGTAAAGTTGCCGGAGGTTGGTGTAAATAGGTTACGCCTTATACATCTCCTGATACCTTTTTACACGTTCCGTCTTGTCTATCTGCTTGCCGTGTAAATAGTTATACAGTGTCAGCATATCGGCGGGCGGCTCGCCATGCTTGGCCTTGTAGTCCGATATGGCGCGGACTACAAGGTCGTGCAGCATGGATGCGTGGGTTAGCTCCTGCCCCGATATGGTGTACAGGGTCTGCGCCACGGTCGGCATATCGTCCTTGACCGCAAGCGCCCACTTAGCATACTTTTCAGCGTCCGCGATTTCTTCGCAAATCTGGTCGGCTAAGTCGTTTATCAGCTTCATTGTTCTGCGTCTCCCTTCATATAGCGGTATATCTTGTCTATATCTTCGCGGTTAAGTGATATTTCCCCGATGGCGGGGATATCTATCTTGATTGCATCGTCCGCGTATGGCAGGACGGCATTATATACCGCGTCAATGTCTATGTTTTCGCCGTCCGTGACATTCAGCACGGCCACGGCGGGGTGGTCTTTGTACTTTGTTATCAGGCCTCCGGCATTGCGGGCGGCGAGGGCGATATACGCCCCCATGCCCACTTTGCGCCAGCCCGTAAGCTTAGGCATTATCTCGCTATCTATGTAGCGCATTAGCCCTCTTTCGGCTTGCTGTACGCTTATCATTTGCCGCTGCCCTTCAAGCCGTGGCCGTGCCGGTAGATACGGTCACTTTAGCTTCGCCCCAACCGGGACAGACGGAGCTGTTGGGTATAACCATCTTGGTCATGCCCAGCAGGGCGTTGACCTGCTGCTGCAAGCAACCGATTGTCGCGGAGTTAACGCCGTTATATACAAGCTGCTCCTTTTCAAACGCCGTGAAGCGCTCACGATTGGCGTTGGCCTTGTCGTTTATGGCGTTGTAGACCTCGACAAGCTTCTTGTCCACGTCCGCCTGTGCCTTGAGAATCGCGTTTTCCTGCACGAGCGACAGCTCGTAGCGGCTTACGGGGGCATCGTCGCTGTTGCGGTGATTGGTCATCAGGCCGCTAAGACCGTCAAGCAAACTAATTGCAGTTCCGGCTATGCCAAAGCCGAGCCCGGTATTAGCCACTCCCTTTGATGCAAATTCTGCCATTTTTATTGTCTCCTTTTTTGATATTTTGGATAGCTATCCTGTCTTAATTTTCGCATAAAATAAGCCCCGCGCTCAGGGCGCGGGGAGGGAGTTTATAGGGCATTTGGCGGGAACCATTTTTTATTTTTTGTTCTACAAAATGCTTGACATATGCCTGATGCTGTGGTACTTTAATAATGTCATCCGGCAACGGATGTGGATTGAAATATCTATTCTTACGTTTTTGCGTCTGGGACGCATGTCACCCGCTTGCGGGTGTGGATTGAAACATTTGATTTTAGGTTTTCAGACCGGAAAAGATGCGCAATAGCGCATCTTTTTTTCTCTCCTTTGGGGCGGCATTGCCGCCCCTTGTCCTCCACGTCATTATGAATTTTGGTTTATGTAGCTCAGTATGGCCTGCTTGGGAATATCGCTTAGTGTCTTGCCCTCGGCTGCGCACTTTGCTATGTACCGCTCCGCGTCCTCTTTGTCAATGTAGATTGATAGCCGCTTATAGTTCTCGGTATTCCACCGGGTTTTGGCCTGTGTGCTGGTCTTGCTCATTCTGTTCCTCCTGCTGATCTCTTCTGCCCCTCCGCCAGTATCCACTTGCGCGCTTCTTCAAGCGGGTTCCAGTTATCCCATTCTCTGTGCATTTCCTCGATGGCCTTTGTGTAGTCCTCACCGCGCAAGATTTTCTCCATTGCTTTGCGACACATGGTACATACTGTGTCGTCAGCTCCCCGCGAAAAATCTTCCGCTTCTGCGAATGCAGCCGCACGGGGGTACTTTGCCGCTATGTCCGTGATAGCAACGGCGGGAGCCGCTGGGGGATTGCCTTCACAGCCTTCCTCCCGCCAATGGTTAAAGGCGGCTCTGTAGTCACTCCAAACCTTTCTGATTACGCGTAGCTCATCCATACCCTCTATGGTTGCGCTCTGCGTCACCAGTTCGGCGATTTTGGTCCTTTCGACCAGCAAATCGTTAAGCACATTGACGACCACGGTGTCGGTTTTGCTGTCATAGCTGCCGGGCTTAATCTTGCAAGACCAATAGTTTGCATCATGTTCCGCACGGCTCAGGTGCAGCTCGGTGAATTTCCCCGTTGCGGTTTGCTTTGCCCAGCAATCAGGGCAGTATGTGCGGCCTATCAAGTCGCGCATATGGTCGCGTTCTGCAATCGTGCAGTCTACTGTAGTAGTGTGCCCGCAGGCATACTCCATTTTGTACTTCATGGCTTCCTCCTTATTTCGTGTTGCCTCGTAAGCATTGAATACGTCTTGTCCCCATTTCCATTCGTAGCGCAATGATTCGTCACGGCGGTCTATCCAGTATTTCGCGGCGGTGAAGGTCTGTACAATCCAAGTTATGTAGCGCTTTCCTTTCTCGGTTGGCTCAAGCGTCATTAGCTCATCTATTTTTTCTTTCCGGATTGTATTCGCCCATGCAATTTGCTTCGGTGTCCCAACCAGCTCCGGCCACTGGTTCTTTTCGGCTTCCAGCGCTGCCCGCGCGTTGGCCTCTTCCCGCTCCGCCTGTTTGCGTGCCTGGTAGCATTCGGGGCATTCGCCGTGCGTCTCATACCAACTGATTTTGCGCTCGCGGTCTTTGGTGGGGCCAAACAGGCTTACAGTTGCAGTGTGTCCGCAGGAAAATGTTACATCGTACTTCATAATTTCTAACTCCCTTCTGGGCTTTTCGCCCTTGCTTTATCGTATGACCTATTTTAGCATACTGTGTCCAGTATGTCAATAGGGTAAATGCGCTATCTGCAAAAAATTTTTTTGAAATGTCCGTTTTGTCCGCTTTGTCCGCTATATAATGCTACCATGGATATGTACCTCCTGCCCAAGGCAGGGGGATTTTTTATATATCACGGGAGGTGATGGCATGAGTGAAGCCATTGTATGGATCCAGACACCAAAGAGCTGCACGGAGTGCCGACACTATGACAGTACCAAAAAGCGGTGCAGCCTAAGCCGGTGCAGATACCCCGCAAGGCGAGGGGGCCGCACGAGGTGAATTTAAGGCGTGTAGCACATAGGTTGCAGCAAGCTTTATGCGCAAAGGGGATAAGGGTAAAAATAAATCAATTACAGAGCTACTCTGAAAAGGCTGAAAGGATGGTGAATAAGTACGTGATAGTCCAAACTGAAAAGCAGATGGATGGCAGAAATAAAAATACCACGCTACTTGAATCCTATCAGCTTGCAGAAGTAGTAAAGCTGCTTGCAGGACTGTACAAGGATGCCTAAGCCTAAGACAGACAAGCTTACGCTTACCCCAAAACAAAAAGCCTTTGCAGAATTTTATATACAGTGCGGTAATGCAACCGAGGCAGCACGTAAAGCTGGGTATCCAGAAAAAAGCGCAAAAAGCATAGGCTGTGAAAACTTGACAAAGCCGAACGTCCGTGCATATATAGCTAAACTTACCGCGCCGGACGAAGAAAAGCGCATAGCGGACGCGCAAGAAGTCATGCAATTTTACAGCGCGGTGATGCGTGGCGAAGTCAAAGACAGCTTTGACCTCGATGCATCGCTTGCCGACCGCATAAAGGCTGCTGATGCCCTTATGCGCCGCTTGCAGGTCGCGGAAAGCCGCCCAAAGGACGCAGAAGAAGATACCGCTGGTGTGGTGATACTGCCGCCCGTGGCAGGAGGTGGAGACGATGCCTGATGTAGTGTGGTCACCACAGCCAAAGCAAAAAGCGTTCTTGGAGCGGCCTGAGTACGAAGCCTTGTACGGTGGTGCGGCGGGAGGGGGCAAAAGTGATGCGCTGCTTGCCGAAGCCCTGCGGCAGGTGCATATACCGCACTATCGCGCTATCATACTGCGTAAAACTTTCCCCCAACTTTCAGAGCTTATCGACCGCTCCCGCGAGATATACCAGCCCGCATTCCCCGATGCACGGTACAACTCTACATCCCACGTCTGGGTGTTCCCATCGGGCGCAAAGATATACTTTGGCTCGATGCAGCGGGAGGGTGATAAGACACAGTATCAGGGCAAACGATACGACTTTGTCGGCTTTGACGAGCTGACGCACTTTAGCTGGGCGGAGTATAGCTATCTCATGTCCCGTAATCGTCCCGGCGGCCCCGGTACGCGGGTGTATATACGGGCTACCACTAACCCCGGCGGCAAAGGCCACGGCTGGGTGAAGGATAGATTCATCACGGCTGCAAAGCCCTTAACGCCCGTTGTAGGCGAATACACCGTTGTAGCCCCTGATGGTAAAGCCTTAAAGGTCAAGCGGTCGCGGATATTTGTCCCTGCGACCGTTTTTGACAACCAAAAGCTGTTGACAAACGACCCGACATACATAGCCAACCTCGCCATGATGCCGGAAGCCGAAAAGAAAGCCCTGCTTTACGGCAGCTGGGACAGCTTTGACGGGCAGGTTTTCCGCGAGTGGCGTGATGACCCTGACCATTATGACGACCAAAGGTTTACGCACGTCATTTCACCTTTCCGCGTCCCGTCATGGTGGCCTATATACAGGGGCTTTGACTTTGGATACAGTAAGCCCTTTTCCGTGGGCTGGTATGCTGTGGACGGTGACGGTGTTATCTATCGCATTGCCGAGTATTACGGCTACAACGGCACGCCAGATACGGGCATTAAGCTTGACCCTACGGGAATAGCGGCAGAAATCAAACGAATTGAAGCCGAAGACCCCAATCTTAAAGGCAGACAGATACGCGGCATTGCAGACCCCGCAATATTTGAAGAAAGCAGGGGCGAAAGCATAGCGGCTATGATGGCGCGTTCCCCTAACTTCGTTTACTGGGGTAAGGGCGATAATTCGCGCATAGCGGGCAAGATGCAGTATCATTACCGCTTTGCTTTTGACAGCGAAGGCAAAGCAATGCTGTATATCTTCAACACTTGCAAAAACTTCATCCGCACGCTGCCCACGCTGGTGTACGATGAAAAGCACGTGGAGGACGTGGACACCACGCAAGAAGACCACATTTACGATGAATGCCGCTATGTGCTGATGGAGCATCCCATAGCACCGCGTCAAAACGTACTGCAAAAGCCCACAGAGTATGACCCATTTGACAGGGACAAAGATACCCACGGGTACGACCCGTATGCATTATACAAGGTGGAGGTGTAACCCCATGGATGACATTATACTTGATAACACGCCGGTGGAGGTGGAGGACACGGCCCCCGCGACATATCAAGCCATAGGCCGAGAAGAAGTTAGGGAAGCCGAGCAAATACTGCAGAAGTACAAGCAGGGCAAAGCAATGCTTGAACAGCGTATCATTGAAAACGAACAGTGGTACAAGCTACGGCACAACGAGCTGCTTTTGAGCCGGAACCCCGGTGACCCCCGCCCAACGTCCGCATGGCTTTTCAACGCCATTGCCAACAAACACGCTGATGCAATGGACAACTACCCTGAGCCTAACGTGCTGCCACGCGAGGAAGGCGATAAGGACGATGCGAAAATCCTGTCCGATATCTTGCCTGTAATCCTTGAGCAGAATGATTTTGAGCAGACTTATAGCGATATGTGGTGGTACAAGCTTAAAAGCGGTACTGGCGTGCTTGGCGTGTACTGGGATTCGCGCAAAAACAACGGCCTGGGCGATATAGACGTGCGGGAGCTTGACCTTCTCAATCTTTTCTGGGAGCCTGGCATTACGGACATTCAGAAATCCCGCAACCTTTTCACGGTGGAGTTGGTTGACCGCGACCTCGTGGAGGAAAATTACCCCGAATTGAAGGGCAAGCTATCATCGCCCACGGTGGATACGGCAAAGTACATATACGATGATACCGTAGACACGACCGACAAGGCGGCTGTGATTGACTGGTACTACAAGGTACAGCGGAATGGCAAGGACGTGCTGCATTACTGCAAGTTTTGCAACGGCGAAGTGCTGTATGCGTCCGAAAACGACCCCGAGTACGCAGAGCGCGGGTTCTACGACCACGGCAAGTATCCCGTTGTATTCGATACGCTGTTCCCCGTGGCGGGTTCTCCTGCCGGTTTTGGGTACATTGACGTGTGCAAAAGCCCACAACTCTTTGTAGACAAGCTCGACCAAGTAATATTAAAGCACGCTATCATGTCCGCAAGGCCGCGTTTTTGGGTGCGGCAGGACGGCAGTGTAAATGAAAAAGAATACGCGGAGTGGGACAAAAATGATTTCATACATTACTCCGGCTCGGGCAATCCCGCTGAGAACATAATCCCGCTGGAAATTCCCCCGCTGTCGCCGATTTGTGTTGATGTTAGGACGCTGAAAATCGAGGAGCTCAAGGAGACAAGCGGCAACCGTGACTTTTCACAGGGCGGCACGACTTCCGGCGTAACGGCTGCATCTGCCATTGCGGCGTTGCAGGAGGCGGGTTCTAAGCTGTCCCGCGATATGATTAAGTCCAGCTATCGTGCGTTTGTGCAGGTCAATTACCTCTGCATCGAACTCATGCGTCAATTCTATGCCGAAGAACGCTGGTTCCGCGTGATAGGCGCACAGGGCGAAATGGAATTTGTCCAGTTCACAGGCAGACAGATAGCCCAGAAACCGCAGGGAACCGATTACGGCCTTGACCTTGGCTATCGCGTGCCTATATTCGATATCGAAGTGACGGCGCAGAAGGCTTCGCCGTTCTCCACGGTAGCGCAAAATGAGCGCGCTAAGGAGCTGTACGGCATGGGATTCTTCCGGCCTGATTTGTCAGACCAAGCACTTGCGGCGTTGGATATGATGTCGTTCGATGGCATTGAGCAGGTGCGGCAGAATATCGCTAAGAACGGCACCATGTATCAGCAAATACAGCAGTTGCAACAGCTTGTAGCGGCTATGTCGATGCGCCTTGATGCAACACAAGGCACGCAGTACGGGGATCAGGTGGCGCAAATGATAGGCCAACAGCAGCAGGAGACACCTCAGGGCAATCCCGCGAACGAGACAAGCGTTAATGCCTTGGGTGACGCGCTTAACGATGCACGCAACAGCACGGCGGGCGCGGCACGGCAAAGGGCTGCGGCTGTATCGACACCGAGGACATAGACCAATGACAACGGCAAGGTTATATAAGGACGGTAACGACTATGTTGCCGATATATCGGGGCATGCGGGATATTCCGTTGACTGCCCCGATATTGTATGTGCAGCTTGCTCAACGTTGACATACACGCTCTTGCAGTCCTGTTTCACCACGGGCTGCGACTTCGATTACAGAACCGATGATGGTTCTTTTTTTATGCGCATTAGCAATGGAGGGGACAAGGTAGCCGCGATATTTGACACCATTAGTCAAGGATTCGCGCTTTTGGCTGCCAAGTACCCCGACAACGTTGCATTGCATACAGACGCTGGGGATAGACCCAAGGACGCTGGGGACAGACCCAAGACTAAAAAGACACGCCGGAAAGACGGCAGAAGGAGAAAACCATGAAAACAAAGTTGTTTACCGAGCTTGACTTGATGCTGTTTGCCGATGGCGGCGGCGAAGGCGGCGGAGATGCCGGCACGGGTGCGCCCGAAGGTGGCAGCACACCTGCCAAAGCAAGCAAAAACCCGCTGGCTGATGTGCAGTATGGCACAGGCGGACAGCAGCAGAGCGAGACCATTGTCAAAAGCGACACGCAGGTTGATAGGGCTGCGGCATTTGATGGGCTGATAAAAGGCGAGTACAAAGCTGAGTTCGATGCCCGCGTGCAGAAAATACTCTCTAATCGCTTTAGGGACGTGAATGCGCTGAAAGAAAAGGCTGCACAGCTTGATTCCTACGCGCCCATGATGGATGCGCTTGCATCGAAGTACGGCGTAAGCGGCTCAGACCCTCAGGCAATCCTCAAGGCCATCGAAGAAGATAACAGCTTCTATGAGGATGAAGCCATGGAGCGCGGTTTGACCGTGGAGCAGCTTAAGCACATGAAGCGCATAGAGCGCGAGAACGCTGACTTTAGGCGGGCAATGGAAGAGCAGCAGCGCATGAATGCCCAGCGCGAGGTATTTTCCCGTTGGGACAGCGAATCCGCCGAGTGTACTCAGATATACCCCAACTTCAATTTTGACACGGAAGCGCAGAACCCCGAAACGGGCAGGCGTTTCATGGAGTTGCTTGGGGCTGGCATATCCGTAAAAGATGCCTACGAGCTGATACACAAGGACGATATCATAGGCGGCGCGATGCAGTACACCGCCGAGCAGGTACACAAAAAGACGGTAAACGACATACGCGCACGGGGCATGCGCCCTGCCGAGAACGGCACGAGCGGAAGTGCGCCCGCGCAAATCGTTAAGACAGACCCCGCAAAACTTACACGCAAAGACCGCGAAGAAATCTCGCGGCGAGTACTTAGGGGAGACCGCACAATCACATTCGATTAAGCGGCCTTCTTTTTATTCTGAAAGGAGAACGCATGATTACTGAACTCTACACCACTATAAATCTCTGCCTGTTTGCTAACCCCAACACGCAGACTACTGCCTCCGAGGGCCTTACCCCTGGCATGCATACCTACTACGAGGACAGGCTCATAGACAACGCCGAGCCTTACCTTGTGCATGACCAGTTCGGCGACAAGTATCCCATACCTAAGCACAACGGTAAAACCATACAGTTCCGCAAGTACAGCCCGCTGTCCAAGGCTCTCACCGCCCTCACCGAAGGTGTAACCCCTGACGGCAACAGCCTTAACATGTCCACCATAGAGGCTACTGTGTCTCAGTACGGCGACTATGTTACCTGCTCTGATGTACTCGAACTGACCCACATTGACCCGCAGATAGAACAGGCCACCAAGCTGCTCGGCTCTCAGGCCGGACGCACTCTTGACACTATAACCCGCGATATCATAACCGCCGGTACTAATGTCATGTATGCGCCCAAGGTGTCCGGCAGCACCGTAACTGAGGTACTGTCCCGCTCTGCGCTGGACAAGACTGCCCAGTTGACCTATGAGCTGATATTCAAGGCCGTGGCGAAGCTTAAGAGTATGAATGCCAACCCTGTCGGTGATAGCTTTGTAGCTATCGTCCATCCCAACGTGGCTTGCGACCTGATGCTGTCCGATAAGTGGATAGGCGTGCATCAGTATGCCAACCCCGAAAACATCTATCAGGGCGAAATCGGCAAGCTGGCGGGCGTTCGCTTTGTCGAGACTACCGAGGCTAAGATATTCGGCCCCGCCGTTATATCCGATAACAAGAGCCGCCTGACCGTCAAGACTGCCATATCTGCCAGCACTACCAGTGTGGCTATAAACGAGGTACTTACTGCCGCTTCAGGGCTTAACATCCCCGTTGTAATCAATGGCACGGCCAATACCATAACCGCCATAGCTACCACCGGCGGTGCAACGACCATAACCCTTGGTACTGCCGTAACCTCTCTGGCTGCCGGTGCTAAGATAAGCGGCAAGGGCGCGACCAACAGCGGCGAATCCGTATACGCTACTATGATAATTGGCGCCAATGCCTATGGCGTGACCGATGTAAGCGGCGGCGGCTTGCAGCACATTGTCAAGCAGCTCGGCTCTGCCGGTTCTGCTGACCCCCTGAACCAGCGTGCAACCACCGGCTGGAAAGCCCTCAAGGTCGCTGAGCGTCTTGTCGAAGAGAACATGATAAGGATAGAACATTGCTCCGCGACCGAGCCTTTCGCGGATGCCAACTAAGGAGGAAAGAAAATGAGCAAAGTGCCTGAAAACACCATTGACCCTATGGAATACATACCGTACAAGCTTCCCCGCGACCCGCGCAAAAAGAATGAGCGTGGCGTATATGTCGGAGTTAATAAGCTGCGGCTGTTTGTACCCTACGCGCAGACTGTTATGATTCCCCGCTGTGTTGCTGAGGTGCTTGACCACTCCACAGAGCAGGACGATATAACGGCAAACAGGATAATGGAATTGGAAAACAGTTCGAATTACTGAGGGGCGCAAGCCCCTCTCATCATGTGGGCGGGCAGTTCCCTGCATGGCGGCGCAACTCCGCCAGTCCGCAACTCTAATCACAGGAGGTAGACCATGACTACAAGCGAAGCCATTACACAGCTACAGGCCGTGAAGGAAAACCAGTATGACGATGAAACCCTTGTCCGCTGGATATCAGACCTTGAAGGTATTCTCTATGAAGATGTAGTGAAGAACCACGAAGGCAGCGAAGATATACCGCACGGCAGATACAGCGTTGATACGGACATGGATACCGTCCTTATGGTTCCCGAACCTTATTCCGATATCTATATAAAATACCTTATGGCGCAGGTGGACTATCACAATGCCGAGATGCAAAGGTACACCAACAGCATGATAATGTATAACGTGGCCCTTGATGCGTTCTCGGGCTGGTACAACCGCAATAATATGCCCTTGCAGCCTAATTATGTGAGGATATGACATATGTATCTGCCTAAACTTGATAACATACAGTCCTCGCGGGAAAGCGCAACGGAGTTTCGCGGCTATAATCATACCTACCGCGTAAGCGGTAAGGAATTTTACGACATGAAAAATATGTCTGGTAGGAACTATCCCGCTTTGTCTCCAAGGGTGCAGCGCGGGATACAAAAAATAAACGATTTGTATAGTATCCACGCACATGAAAAATTTTGTACCGTGCAGGAAGTAACCGTAGGTTGGATTGGCGGGTCTGAAGGGTCTGGAACCATGCGCGCAGTTTTCATGTTTTACGATGGCAAACTGGCTGGCGGCTACAACGAAACTTCGTTGAAGCCCAAAATGCCCCTGTCAAAAGCCAAGAAAACGCTTGTTAATATGGGCTCGAAGATATTCATTTGGCCTGATAAAATAGTATATGACACTATAACCGATACTCATGAAAACCTTGAGAATACCGTCACTACATCGGGCGATATTACCTTGCAGCTTTGCAAGGTAGATGCAACTGATTATCAGGCATATACCACAAGCGACACAGCACCAAGCGACCCCACTGACGGGCAACTGTGGATGAACACTTCCGTAACTCCGCACGTCCTTATGCAGTATTCAGTGCTATATCTTTCTTGGCAGTCTATACCAACGACATACATTAAGATGTCAAAGACCGGTATAGGCGTAGGCTTCAAGGTATATGATGCTGTGACGATAAGCGGAGCGTCCAATTCCATACTTAATGGCGATTTTATTCTTTATGGCGTAACAGATGATTACATTGTGATAACTGGCACGCTCGACAAAGCCGGAACTGAATCGTCTGCGGTGACAATAGAACGCAAAGTGCCCGATATGGATTTCTTGTGCGAACACAACAACCGCATATGGGGCTGTTCTTCCGGTAAACATGAAATATATGCTTGCAAGTTAGGAGACCCTACCAACTGGAATTACTTCACCGACCAAGCTACAGCGAGTTATTCTGCTACGATTGGTTCAACAGGCGATTTTACAGGTTGTATATCCCATGGCGGTTATGTATTGTTCTTCAAAGAGAACGAAGTAATAACCTTGCACGGCAATAAGCCGTCAAACTTCCAGCTTGATTATGCTCGTTGTCGCGGTGTGGAGAAAGGCAGCGAAAGAAGCCTTTGTGTTGTCAACGAAACGCTTTATTATAAGTCTGCTTATGATATCTGCGCATACGGCGCTACACAGCCTACGCCCGTTTCAGATGCCTTGGGCAATGTGCATTATAAAAATGCTGTTGCTGGCTCAATCGGCTCTTTATATTATATCTCAATGGAAGATGATTCAGGAGAACGCTGGTTGTTTTCGTATGATGATAAGCTCGGTATTTGGCATAAAATCGATAAGATAAATATTGAGATGTTTGCTACATACGACAAAGACCTATACTTTATGACTAAAGACGATATATATTCCGTGAACGGTACGTTTCTGCAAAATTTTGAAGGCCAGAAGAAGCTTGAACCCCCTGTCGAATGGTACGTCGAAACTGGCGATATCGGCATGGGCATACCCAACAACAAGTATATATCTAAGCTGCAATTCCGCCTTGAAGTGCCGGAAGGCTCAATGGTCAAGATAGAGCTGCAATATGACAGCGATGGACAATGGACAGAGAAGTACCGCATAAACGCAACGCGCTTGCGGTCTTTTACCGTACCCATAATACCGCGAAGGTGTGACCATATGAAGGTACGTATAAGCGGCGTTGGTGATTGTAAGATATATTCGTTCACTCGAACGGTAGAGGAGGGCAGCGATATATGATAGATTTCAAACTCCCAAACTTTAATGATAATCAGCTTGACGATGCCAAGGAGCGCAAGCAGATAAAGGAATACCTCGTTTTGCTCACAAGGCAGCTAAAATATATCCTTAACAACATTGACGTTGAAAACTTGTCGTCAGGTCTTTCTAAGTCCATATCCGACAACGGTGCAGCGGTAACCAAGGTGTCGCAAGACTTGCGCGACATAGGCGGTGCAATATCGAAGGTAGAGAAGAACGCAACACAACTCGGCCTTAATGCTGAGAATCGTGAGCGTTCCTGCATCCTTGTGCTGAAAATGGCTGATTCTGAACTTGCAAGGGTGACGATACAGTTTACGGGCAATTTTGTTACAGATACGCAACTCGAACAGAAAGGCTATGTGACAGATACGGAGCTTGAGCAAAACGGCGTATCAAAAATAACGGGTGCCACAGGCACGTTTTCATCTCTTTCCTCCGCTTCGGGAAGCACACAGCTTGACGGGAGCCACGTTGCATCCGCCAAGCTGTTTGCTACCGGAGTAGCTACGGCGCAGGACGGGGAGACCTACTACCCTGTTTACATAAAAAGCAACGGCGAACTAATCAAGGCGGCAGAAGCCTATTCGCCCGCAGAAGGAGGCTAATTATGGCAGAACGCAAAAAAATGCAATGGAACAGTATGCTTGACGGCACGCCGAACTATACCGGCGGGTGGGGCCCGATAGAGGACGTTGATGCCGCGTATGACAATCTCGGTAACCGCAAAACCCCGTTGACATCGGCAAGGAATGACTATTCCAGCCCGACAGGCAGCGGATATTCATACAATTATTCAAGCTCCGGCAGCTATGCCAATCCGGATACAGCCGGAAAACTGGCGGGCTATGAAAACTCGCGCCCTAAGTACAGCCAATCTCAGGACGTAACGGACGCATGGAACAAGGTCAAAGACCTCGAAGGCTCTAAGCCCGGCGATTACGTCAGCAAGTACGGCGACCAGATACAGGCTTTGCTTGACAAGATACTCAACCGCGACCCGTTTAAGTATGACTTTAACGCCGACCCCATGTACCAGATGTATAAGGACAGGTATTTGCAGCAGGGCAGAATGGCAATGCAAGACACTATGGGCGACGCTGCCGCACTCACGGGCGGCTACGGCAATTCCTACGCGGCTACAGCAGGGCAACAGGCTTACCAGTCTTATTTGCAGGGGCTTAACGACCGTATCCCCGACTTACGCGATTTTGCGTACAACGCATGGCTTAACGAGGGAGACAGGATTCGCTCCAATCTTTCAACCTTACAGGGACTTGATGAGAGCGATTATGCCCGTTACCGCGATACTGTTGGGGATTACAAGGACGAACTGAATTATTACTACAACAGGTTCGGCGATATGTCTGACCGTGAATACAACCGCTATCTCAACGATGCATCCGCATGGGAGAAAGACCGCGACTACTGGTTCAATAAATGGCAGTGGGAGCAGGAATTCAATTACAAGACGGCTATGGCTGCTGCGGCAGCGGCGGCAGCTTCGTTGGGCTCAGGCCGTAGTGGCGGCAGCTCTGGTAAAGGTAAAAGCACCCCGACAAGCACGACAAACAAAAAGACATATTCTGGGTCAACTTATACAAATGGGCGGAAAACTGGCTCAATCTTCGGCGGTGCTGGCCCTATGATAAAAGTCACCAACACTCCTGCATATAAAGCTATTGGTAATGCAAAAGCTTCGGCTACTGCATGGCAAACCATCGAGAATGTAGCTAACAATCAGGGTAAGTATGCCGCACAGGATGCGTATAATGACTATGTTAGGGCTGGCATTCTCACAAGCAGCGAAGAGAACAAGAACAAGCTGAGAGGCATACAGCGTAGCGGTAGGTGATACTATGGCAAAACTCAACAACACGAAGAAAAGCGGTAAGAATGTTGCGGACGATAAGGAACGCCTTGCAAGCGAAATAGCAGCGAGGTACGACCCGAACAGCGCGACTTATAAATACAGGGACAAAACCCCCTATCAGTCCTTGCGGGAGAAAAACGAAATATCCACTATCCCCCGCACATATGAATCTCAGCGGTATTCGCGCTCTACACCAGAAGGAAGCGCATATCGGCAGAATCAGTCCCCCACTCTTACCACCGAGGACTACCGCAACGCTGCCAATGCGTATGTCACAAACAGTCGGCGGCAAAGACCGCAACCCCCACAGTCCCGCAATCCCCGCAGTTCTTACTATAACCCGAACTGGCAGAAAGAATTGACCGAACGCAGACAGGCAGAAAAAGCTTCTGTACAGATGGGGAAGGACAAGCTTGCAGCAGAGCGCAAACAACGCTTACAGGAAAGAGACAATGAAATAGCGGGTTACGGCAAGTATTTTAGCGCGAGCGACTTCAAAAGCGGAGTAGCCGTAGGGCAGCATAAATATGAAGCCGCCAACAAACGCGAACGCGAATCCACTCCGGGCTTTTGGGATATATTTAATGGTGCCATGGGCAGTGGAAATGCAATTATAACGAGCAAACAGGCAGAAGACTTCCAACGCGCCGACACGATAGCCAGCGTTGACGCAATGACTGACGATGAACGCGACATTTATTACTACCTGCTTGGAACACGCGGAGATAGCGAAGCAGAAAAGTTTAGAAGCCTTCTTCAAGAATCTCTGAATTATAGAATAGGCACTAAGGAAGCTGGTCTTAATAAAAAAGTCGGAACTGCCGGCATATTGCCTTTTGTTGCCGGTGTTGATAACGCTTTTGCCGGTATGACAAATGCTATTAGTGGTGTATTTGACGGCCCCATGGTTCCAACTTCTCCATTACAGTATGAGTATAAGGCATGGAGGGAAGGATTAAACCCAGTGCGCGGGGCTATAAACGATGTTGCTTATACTGGCGGCAATATGCTCCCGTCGATTGCTGCGTCTGCCGCCCTCGGCGGGCTTGATGTCCCCTCAAAGCTTGCTTCAGCATTAGGCGCATCTACGCTTGGTGTTTCTGCTGGCGGCAATGCCTATAAAGAAGGCCGCGATAGCGGTTATACACACAAACAAGCTCTTACATATGGTACACTTGTTGGCGCGTCCGAAGCTGGATTACAAGCCGTTCTTGGTGGTATATCCAGCCTTGGCCTTGGTATAACCGAAGAAGCTGCGGGCGGTGCTATAAGTCGTGCGCTTGGCAAAGTGATAAAGAACACGGGCGTTACTGATGCCATAGGCAGATACATCGCAAACATGGGCTCGGAAGCCACGGAAGAATACCTCCAATCCCTCCTTGAGCCTGTATTCAAAAACGTAGTAGCGGGTGAACAGAACGAATTTAACCCGCTGGACGAGGAAGCGCTTTATTCCGGTCTTATGGGCGCGCTCACCGCAGGATTGTTCGAAGCACCCAACCTTGCGCTCGACATAGGCGTAGCAAGATATGCGGAACGGGAGTTCAATGCTGCTCTCAATTCTATGCAGCGAGAAAGCACAGCCGCGCAAAGCGTGCAGGAACAATCTCCCGTGGATATACAACGTAAAGCCGCTCAGGGCGTAGCCGGAAATGAAGTAGAACCTCCTGCCGCCGTAAACAGAACTCCCGCTAATGAGGATATAAACCGCGTTGCAGAAGCCGCGGCCAAGGCCGCGCAGACACAGCCGCCCACGAACATTCAGGAGGCCGCCGCACAAGCCGCCGAAAAAGCCGCGCAGAGACCTCTTGAAAGGCAGACAAGCAACAATGCCGCCGCACCCGCTAAAACCGCGCAGAACGGCGTTGCAACGCGCCATACGGCAACTACAAGCAATGGCAATGCTGTTAGCGTAGGGAGCATAGTCGATACCGATAATGGCCTGAATGTGAGGCTCTCCGATGGCACTACGGCGCAGTTGTCCGATGTGGACTTTGACGACCCGAACATAAACGTGCTGTATGAGCGTGCCGCGTCCTTCGATGCTAATACGGCAAATGCATTGGTAAACAACTACACGGGCGAAACGAGCGTTGATAACTATCTCCGTGGGTTTAATTCCGTTTATCTAAGCGGTAAGCAGGGCTATGAATATGCAAAGGCCGTAGGCGATAGCGTGTATGCGCGTCATTATCTCAACGACAATGCAAGAATGGCCGCATTCCGTGCAGGACAGGCCGCGTATCAGTCCAGCCGAGCAAACTCCATTGCCGGACAGCAGGGCAATAACGTAAGGCCGCAAGCCAAGGCAGAGTACGAGGCGGGCGTGAACCGCGAATATTCAGACCAGAAGCTCACCAGTTCACAGCGCAAGCAGATAAGGGCGCTGGACGAGGTGTTCAAGGCCGCTGGGAAGAAGCTTGTAATACACGATGCCATAGGCACTGACGGCAACAGCGTAACATTCAGCAGGAGTGATGCGAACGCATACTATGACGCCAAGACGGACACCTATCACCTTTCGCTTGATAGTACTGGACAGGCGTATGCTTACGTTGTCGCGCATGAGAGCATCCATGAGATGGAGGTCAAGAACAAAGAAGGCTTTAGCGCGCTGTCTGAGGTCGTTGAAGCAGCTATCGAAGGCGAGTTGATGAACCAGAAGGGCATGACGTTTGACGAAGCCAAGGCCGAGTTTGAAAAGATGGTGCAGTACCAGATAGATAAGAACGGCCTGAGCCGCTCCGAAGCCGTTACCGAAGTGGTAGCCAACACCGTTCCTGTTATCCTTACCGATGAGCAGCAGGGCAAACGCTTTGCCGATAAAGTTATGAAGTCGAGCGGGAAGGTCAGGGCGTGGTTTGAACAGCTTATAAAAGACCTTCGTGCGATACTGGATAAGGCATATAACATTCTCAAAGGCCAAAAGAGCTGGGAACAGATGGAGCTTATCCGCAACAACAAGCAGACCCTTGACATGATAGCCGATTATTACTTTGAGGGGATGGAAGGGACAAAGGGTAAAGCGGCTAATGAAGATGGCAAAGTTAGCTTTTCGCCGCGCCTTGACCCCAATTTTGGAAGCAGTGTCGATATTGAGAAGAATTATAGAGCCGTAGCCAATATGCAGCCTGTGGCTAAAGTGAAGGGAACTGAGTTCGCAAAGGGCGAAGTTGACTTGATAACGCAAGTTTCAAATTTCTTTGAGGAAATTGGTGGGGAAGTTATAAGCCCAGACCTTGGACGAATAATTCTCGACAGAAACGGGGTTAAGGATGATATAGCCCACGGTATAGGAAGAAATAAGGCTGCTGCATTTGTTGCTGTCCCTGATGTTATAAAGAAGGGTAAAATACTTGATGTTCAATACAATTGGAAAGGTCGCGGATATGACACGGTCATTGTTGCCGCACCTGTTGTCTTTTCTGGGCAAAATGCTGTAGAGGGTGTAATACTCAGAAAGAAAAGTATAAACGATGACTTCTATCTGCACGAAATAAAAATAGAAGGCGTATCTACGTTCAAGACTGGGGCCAATAAAATCGGCGCTCCCAGCGCAGATACACCTTCCGTAATTAGTATACTACAAAAAGTATTTGATTACAAGGAAAAATCGGATGGAAATGTCAAGCTTTCTGCGAAAGATAGCGGCGCAGATATCCGAGAAGTCAATCCGATGGAGATAACGCCGCCCAACAGAGTTACAAGCAGCAGCAAATACCATTACCTCATAAACGAGTTTGAGAACAACGGCTACAATGGGCGCAGAGTTGTGCTTGTTGAGAACGGGAACGATGGATATCAGGCTCTGACCGGCTCTCATAGAATACTTGCCGCACGGGAGGCTGGTGTAGATGTGCCGTCCGTGGTTATACCCATGAGTGAGGAAATACAGCCGCTTCTTGATGCGACCGGAGACGAAGAACGGGCGCGAATAGCCGATGAACTGTACGAAGATGGCATAATCCCCAAAGAAGCACGCGACCTGCTTGTGCGCGAAGATGAACTCAATTTTGAGAATCTCGGCAAACCACTTGATAAGCAGGTGCGTTTTTCCATGAAAAATGCTGTCGAAGAATCGCAACAATTCAAGCGTTGGTTCGGCGATTGGCAGAACAATCCCGCGAAAGCCAGCAAGGTAGTTAATGCGGATGGAACGCCGAAGGTGATGTATCGTGGCGGAAATGAAACGTTCAACATCTTTGACCGGAAGAAATCCAAATATTCCAATCTGTATGGCCGTGGATTCTATTTCACAGACAGCGAAAGCCATGCCCGACAATATGGAGATGCCCGTGCATATTATCTGGATGTGAAACATCCGGTACCTATGCAGGAGCGAACCATTACGAAGAAGCAGATGCGCAATTTCCTTGAAGCGGTAGCGGAAAACGAAGATTACGGACTGGAAAACTACGGATCCGGTGCAACAGTTGACAGCGTATTGAAAGATGTGTACGGGAAGAACGATTTTGCCATGCTGAATGATGTGAACCAGACCGCAATCGGCGACATGGTGGCGGCGGTGGAACTGTTCAACGAAGTCAACGGGACGGACTTTGACGGTCTGATTCTTGACACAGAGACAGTCGTTTTCAACAGCAACCAAATCAAGAGTGCAACGGACAACATAGGCACGTTTGACCCCAACAATCCAGATATTCGTTTCTCTATGAAAGATACTGTCGAGGAAACCCGCGACCTTATAGCGGTTCATAATCTGAAGGGTGCCGAGCTTGAAGCAGATATCGAACTTGGCGGATTCCCGATGCCATCAATAGCAATAACAAAACCCGAACTTGGCCATAGCGAGTTTGGAGATATATCGCTTATATTCGGCAAGGATACGATTGACCCAAAACGTAGCGGCAACAAGGTGTATAATGCCGATGCATACACGCCTACATTCCCTCAAATTGGATACAAACCGAACGAGAAAAGCATTAAACGGTTAAGAGACTTGTATTACAAGGTATATGAGAAGGCGGGAAGCGATATTGCGTACCCCTTATATGCTTTCGGTGTAGACGATGCCGGGGAAGCAATAGCGCGGTATGGCGGTAGCGAACAGGCTATAGTAAAGAGTTTTGCCGACAACACCGATATGATGCAAGCCTATCTTGTTGACCAAGGTAAACAGCCAATCGAGACCATTCAGCGCGAAGTTGTAACCGAAATCGGAGAGCCTGAAAAGGAAAGGTACGACTTCATACTGAATAAGCTTGGGAAGGACGCTTTTGAAGCCATGGGCACGGGCAAGAGCAGAGCAACATGGTATGAAAAATATGGTGAATCGTACCGTGAGGCACTTAAACAACAGTTGATTGATGCTGGGATAGATTCCGAAGCCGCTGCGTCTGTTGTTGCTGACGGTTTTAGCCGCGGCGATGTTCTCACAGATGCCCTCAAAGTTCGCAGTTACATGCAGAATGGCCCAAGGATGGTGAGGACGCAACCTGACATTGCAGCAACGCAGAAAGCGATTAAGGAAGCGGTAAACCCTTCCGAATACAAAGCATGGCTGGAAAACACTTTTTCTGGAATTGTTTCAAAGAAAGGAATACGCAACGATAAAGACACGTTTACAAATTCCGGTAATCGCAGAAGCTTTGAAACGCTATACTGGGAGTTTAATCTTGAGAACATTGTCAAGGCCATGAAGTCGCAGGATGAAAAGGGAGCTTCTGGGCTTGGCACAAAGAGTATATTCGGTTCTTCAGCAAGGGAATACGAATCTATTGCAGATATCAAGGCTGACAGCAGCCGTCTGCAAACTCTCAACGAAGAACAATATGCGGCGATAAAAGAAACCTACAGCAATAGGTTCCGCGAAATTGTTGATACCTATGCGGGGAACAAGGATTGGTGGGATGCTGCGAACACGCTGTGCGAAGCCGTTGCTCTGCGTAAAACCCGAACCGGCATATACAACTATCTGAATCAGTGGCCTCAGGTGTATAAAGCCTCCTATGATATTGTAGACAGCCTTATTTCCCTAACACAGGATATTGCGAAGATGCCTACGGAGTACTTTGAAGCCAAACCCCAGCGAGCGGTCAGCTTTGATGAAGTTAGGGCAGTTATTATGCCTGAGGGCAAGTACGAGGATTTACAAACCGCACTTGAAAGCCGTGGTATTCCAGTTGAAACATATAATCCGGATGTTGAAGGTGAACGATTGAGCAAACTTAATTCTGAGTTTACCGAACGTTTCCGTTTCTCCCGCAAGGATGATGTATCCGTCACTTCTGAAGATGCTAAGAAGCTGCAAAAGCAGAACGACAAGCTGAAACAGGCGTTGGAAGTCGCAAAACAGGAAATAAAGCTTTCGGACGGCCACCACGTTAAAGCTTCTGCCGTTGAACGGCTGGCGGGTAGCTTACTGAAAGAATATAGCAGTAAGATGGACAAGGCCGAACTGGTCAGCAACATAACTGAGCTGTTTGACTACATCGGTAACGGTGAGAACGTTGTGTGGGACGAAGTACAGGCGGGAGCAATGAACATCGCCCTGAATGTGCTTGACCAGTCCTCCAAGCGTAACACGGAGTGGTACGACAACACCAAGCCCGCGCGGGAGTTTCTGAAAAACAACACCATAAAGCTAAACGAGAAGCAGCTTGCAGAAGTGCAGAGCGCCTTCGGCTCTTACACCGAGTTCAGGCGAGAATTGTACAACAAGGCGAAGTTCTCCAAGACCGAGGGCATATCCCTTGAACAGGCATGGCGCGACCTATCCAGCATGTTCCCCGACACATTTGACCCCGATACTCCCGATGTGGACATGCCGACACTTTTGCACGATGAAGTGTTAAACATGTACGACCGCCCCATTGAGAATCCCTACGGCTATGATATGAAGGGCTATGCGTCCGACCTCGCTATGCGGCTATATGGCGAGTATATGGCAATGCCTGAGCGCAAGACTTTTGCGGACAAGCAACAGAAGAAGCTTGAAATGCAGCGGGCGCGGTACAACACGCTCATGGAGCAGCAGAGGGAACAGGCTAAGGCCAAGTATGAAAGGCTGCGCGACCAGAGGGATATTACCAAGTATAAGACGAGCATAGAGAAGAACGCTAAGTCGCTCTATAGCTGGCTCACCAAGCCCAACAACAGTAAGCATGTGCCGGAAGCCCTGCGCAACAAGACGGCTGACCTGCTCAAAACGTTGGAGTTTGACGGCAAGAAAGGCTATATGTGGAAGGACGCTATGCGCAATCTGCAAACGTGGATGCAGCAGGTGGACAGGGCAAAGACAAATCCCGATATTGATAACCCGCTGATAGAATATGCCCCTGACCTTATAGACAACATGCAAAGCTTGTTGGACAGCGCAAGCAAGTACAACAACATAAGCGAGATGCCATTAGACAAGCTCAAGGAGCTGAACAATATCGTTGCAGCGGTAAAACATACCGTCACTACCGCCAACACCGTCATAGCGGACGGCAGACGGCAGTATATAGACGATATCGGCGGGAACATAATCAAAACGGCTCAAGTGCAGCGGCCTAAGGCGCGTGAGTTTATGCGCAAGCACCCTTATGCTTATAAAATGGCTTCGGCTGTTTCGGGATTTTTCATTTCTGGTAACGTTAAACCCATATACTTCTTCGACAACATAGGCGGAGAAATGAAAACCTTGTTCAACGATGTGCGTCAGGCATCGTATAAGGCTGCGCTTACGGCAAACGCCATACGCGAGGAATACGCGCAAATCAAGGATAAGTATCGTTACAAGGAATGGGCAGACAAGTCGGGCGACTTGCTCACCATCCAGACAAAGGGCGGCAGCAATGTAAGCATTACAAGGGAACAGGCTCTTGATATCTATGCAACCGCAAAGCGCGAAAAGCTTATAGGCACTCAGCATCTAACCAAAGATGGCTTTGTGTTCAACAAAGATGTTGTACAGAAGAACGGTAAGCTTATAGAGACGGCAACTAACGATAATGTCAATAAGCCGTTGAGTGAGGAAACCATAGCTGAGATATCCGATTGGCTTACTAAGGAGCAGAAAGGGTATGCTGATGCGCTGGTGGAGCTTATGAGCACCAAGGGCGCGGAACTCGGCAACGAGGTTACTATGCTGATGTATGGCATAAACCGCTTTGCAGAAAGCTATTACATTCCTATAATGTCCGCTCAGCAGTTCATTGAAACCGCCTTTAACGGCAGGGTTTCCGAAGCCATGACCTGGATGAATAAGGGCTTCACGAAGAATACCGTTGCAGGCGCAAGAAACCCGATTGTGATAACCGGCATTACACAAAAGGCATTGCAGCACATGGCGGATATGGCTACATATAACGCTATGGCAATACCGCAGGACACTATGGCTAAAGTTTATAACTACAAGCAGTGGGGCGAGGACGGCGGCGCGAATACCTATATAAGGGCAGAGCTTGACAAGGCATACGGTCAGCATACGAGCAAGTATATAAAGACCTTTATCAATGATATCAGCGGAAATATTACCGTTGACCCGCGTGACAGTATGGCCTCCAAAATGATATCCGCATTCAGACGCAATGCTATTTCGGGTAAGCTCTCGGTTGCAATACAGCAACCATCCGCGATTGTCCGCGCTACTGCGTTGGTAGACCCTAAATACTTCTTTGGTCATGTGAGTAAGAACACATACGATACTGCTAAGAAGTATTCCGGCACAGCGGTTATAAAGGAAGTTGGCGGCTTCGATGCCTACACGGGCAAAGGGCTTGTGCAATGGATGGCCGACAACGACAAGCTCAATTTCAGGAATGTCAGAGATGCCGTTGCAGGCTGGGCGCCACAGAAGATGGACGAAATAACTTGGTGCAGGATATGGAAGGCGTGTGAAAACGAAATAGCAGACACAACCGCCTTTGAACGCGGAAGCGAGGAGTTCTACAAGGCCGTTGGTCATAGGTTTGATGATGTCATAGAGTATACGCAGGTGTATGATAGCGTGATATCCCGAAGTGAGTATATGCGCTCAAAGAGCGCGGGAGCTAAGCTTTTTACCTCATTCAAGGCTGAGCCTACGGTAAGCTATAATATGTACTGGTACGCGCTGAAACACATGGACGAGAAGGGCGGCAAGGCAAGATTGCTGCGCACTGCTGCTTCTATTATAGGCGCGGGCGTTTTTAACGCCATACTGAAATCAGTCATAACCGCAATACGCGATGATGATGAAAACCAGAACTACGTTGACAAGTACGTTGAAGCATTGGTCGGCAATCTGGTTGGCACTCCGCTTAAGAAAGTCCCTTACATTGGCGAATACATCTATCTTGGCGGCGAATTAGATACTCTTGGTTCACTCCCACTCGTGAATGAAGTATTGTCAATGTTACAAGGCTATACTTCTTCGCGTTCTGAGTTGAAGGTTATACAAGACTTGATTAACGCCGCTGGCGACCTTGACAATGAGAAAAAGGGACTTGATGAGCGTCTGCTGAGGATGGCAAAAGCTACATCACAAATGTTCGGCATACCGCTTGATGCGTTTATAAAGGACTGGCTCGGCGTAGTCAAGGAAGCTTATAAAGCGATAAGCGGAAATGAACCTGAACTTAGCGGCAATATAATGTACGAGATACGCGAAGGGCTTGGCGTAAAGCAGGAGCTTGAATTATACAAGGGCGTAGATAAGGCTATAACTACGGGCGATTACACGCGGCTTGATAAACAGTTCAAGACCATGGTGGAACGTGATACTACAACTGACCCGACCAAGAAAGCCCGCGAAACCGTTAGAGCTGCTGTAAGGCAATATTTTGATGCCGGAGAGGTAAAGGCCGGAGACGCGAAGCGCATACTGGTGAGGTGCGGCTATAAGATGGACGATGCAGAAGCCATGATAACAAAGTGGGACTTCTGGCGCGATTATCCCGAAGCCCACGACACGAGCATTGAGGACGGTACCGAAACACTTGCGGCAAAATACTTTGAATATGCAAAGCCTGCGAACATTGATAAAACTCTGTTTTATGATGTTTACAAGTTCAATGGAAGCGCGAAAGCTGATAAGGATAAGAACGGGAACAGCATACGAAACTCGAAACGAGATAAGGTCGCTGATTATATCAACAAGCTACGCCTTACAAAAACACAGAAGGATGCTTTGTGGCTTGCTTGCGGGTACAAGGAAAGCACGTTGGATGAAGCACCGTGGAGATGATGAAAAAGGAAGCCCTCTAAGGGCTTCCTTTAGTTTGACTTGATGGCTGTTGAGTAAAGGAAACCGGCAACGGCTAAAACTACAAGTACTGTTCTCACGATGCAGTATTTGCGCTGCGCATTGGTGAAACTATCGTATAAGTGCAACCAAAATAATTCAATATCTTCTGTAGCGCTCAATTCGGAATAGTTTTGCGGTGTGCTTCCGTATGGCATTCCCTCGAATAAACCGTTGTACATAAATCTCAACGGATAAAGCGATGCCAAAATTCCACCTGCTGCGCCCGCCAAAATGCCGAAGAAGAAATGCTCTGCTGGCTTAGCGTGCATAAAGTCGAGTATCGTTTCTGATGCACTAAGTGAAAACAGAAGTATTATCCCAAACATATCGCGGTGTTTCTCAAGTGCAGCAGAACTGATTGAGTTATAAAAATACTCTGCGCTTTTACTGGGAAGCTTGCAAACGTTCATTTGGTCGAGTAATTCGCCAAACTGTTTCATTGAGTTTGACGTGCTGAGAGCTGCCGAAAAAAGAACCCAATATAACACGAAAACAATTATATAGGGAACGGCAATTACGATTATGCTTAAAATTTGATTCATCATGCCGCGAACCACCTTTTTTACATAATCCTCCCATTTTGGAGGCTAAAAGTCAAGCATTTTCTGAAAGGAGTGACCTAATATGCGAAAAGTAGAACACAGGCTGCGCCTTGACCTGCTGAGAGGCGGCAATCAGGGCTATATCCGCGTGAAGCGCGGGGAGAACGGCGCACGGCGGCTGGCTATTGCGTTGTATATGCATTCCGTGCCGTATATGGCAGATGCAGGAACAACCGCCGTTTTTCGCGCCATAAAGCCTGACAATAAAAAACTGTTCAACTCGACTACCATCACCGACAACGTTGTAACCGTTGAGCTTACCACCCAGACGGTTGCGGCTCTCGGCATGGTAAGGTGCGAACTGAGTATCTACGGCACGAACAACGAGCTTTTGTATTCTCCGCAGTTTGACATTATCGTTGAGGACTACCTTTACAGCGACACGGCTGTAGAGAGTACGGGCGAGTACACAGAGCTCACAGAGGCAATTAGCAAGGTAAACAACATTGTTTCGACCGAAGCTGACCGCGTTGCTGCGGAGAACCAGCGCGTGGCCAATGAGAATGCCCGTGTATCCGCTGAAGCCGAAAGAGCATCGGCTGAGACGGCAAGGGCGGCGGCTGAGACTGCCCGTGCAACCGCTGAAACGGCAAGGGTAAATGCCGAAACCGCGCGTAATGCTGCAATGGAGAAATGGGAGAACGCTACTGCAACATCAAAGACGGGAAGCCCTGCGGGCGTACAGCTTTCTGATGTGAACGGGCATAAGAACTTTGAGTTCACAATACCTTCCGGCAGCGGCGGCGGCAACAGCACTACCGTTTTAAGGACATGGACGGAATAGGAGGGAGAATATGGCACTATATCTTGGGAACAACGAAGTAAGCGCGGCAAGCGGCGTGCCTCCTGTGGTAACCGCTGACGATATAAAAACAGCCCTTGGCTATACTCCTGCGGACGAAGCAGATATACCTACTGTCCCCACGGCATTAAAGAACCCTCAGTCATTGACCTTCACAGGCGCGGCAACAGGCAGCTATGACGGTAGTGCGGCTAAAACGGTTAATATACCCACGGTTCCTACGGCTTTGAAAAATCCAAACGCATTGACCTTCACGGGCAGTGTTACCGGGAGTTATGACGGCAGCGCAGCAAAGACAGTTAACATACCGACTGTACCTACAGCCCTGAAGAACCCATATGTGTTAAGCATAACGGAAGGCGGAACGGCTAAGACGTATGACGGCAGCGCGGCACAGAGTATAACAATACCTCCGGTGGTCAACACGGCTGTTTCCCTCCCCGCTTCCGGCACGGCATTAACCGACAACACCATATATAGCGTCATGGGCACAGTCAACACCTACGCCTTCGAACCTCCTGCTTCAAACGGCTGGGTACACGGAACCTTCATAACGGGTTCCTCCCCGTCCATCTCTTTCACTGGAAGGATAATCGGCAAGCTCCCGACTTTTGCGGCAAACAAGATTTATGAATTTGACGTGTATAAGGGCGCTTGGATAGTGCAGGAGGTGACGGCACAATGATACCTATGCAATGGGCTATGCGCAGACGCATGATGATGGCTGCACAAGGCGGCGTCGATGTAGCAAATATGCTGATTCAAGGCTCTTGCACATTTACCGATTACGGCGTTGTCACAATGGGTAATGGCAACGATTATAGGCTGCTGGCTATAACACAGTCTGGTAATCTTGTGCTCACCGAACCTGTTAACATCGAAGTCTGCGTCGTCGGTGGTGGCGCTAATGGAGCTGCTGGTAATGCTCTTGGTGTTGGTGGTGCAGGTGCTTACATGAAAAATCAAGTTATTGAAGCCTTTGAGGGTGGTGCAGTTGTTGTTGGCGCTGCGCAAGGTGTTTCTTCCATTGCCGGTGTAAGCGTTGCTGCTGTATCTGGGAGAAATGGTGGAACCGGTGGTGGTGGCGCACAAATCAACAGTGGTGGTAAGGGCGACGGGCTGTCTAAGTATCCTTTTGGTGATGATTCATATGAACTTTGGCTTGGTAAACCGCATTGCGCTGGTGGTGCCGGAGGAGGCTATAATGTTGATGATTCTACTTTCGGTGGTGGAAATGGTGGCTCAAATGGAGCAAATGGTGGCAATTATATTCCTGGTACTCCCTATCAAGGTGCAGGTGGTCTATATGGTGGTGGAAATGGTGGCCCCTCCAACTGGAACGCGGATCATTCAGGTGTTTCTGGTTCGTATTATGGATCGGGTGCTGGGGGTGGCGGCACTTATGAAAAGTCTTATGGCTCTGGTGGTTCAGGCTATCAAGGTATAGTATATGCCCGCATACCAGTAAACCAATAAAAGGAGGATAAGGGATGAAATACGCAGTAGTAAAAGACAATTTTGTGACAAATGTACTGGTCGCTGATGTGGCGCAGAAGGACGAACTTGAAGCTTCGTTAAATGCCGAACTGGTTGATGCGTCTCAATTTAGCCTACAGATAGGCGATATGCGCGTAGGCACTAACTGGACGCGGAATCAGGACGGGGAACAAATAACCCTGACCGAAAACGCGACATATGACGAGTTGGTGGCATACATAGCCACGCTTGAAGCAGCACTCAAAGGTACGGAGGTGACGGAAGAATGATAGCAAGAGACACGTTGCAGGACAGGCTTACGGCGGCGAGAGCTTGGCGTGCAAACGAGGATAGGCGGGAAGCGGAGTACATAGCCGCAGGAGCCGCACAGGCGCAGGCGGCTAAGGCTGCTCCCATTGCAACGGTGGGTATGTTTGTAGACGGGTTTGCACCATGGGAGGTGGGGAAGGCATACAAGCAGTATGACCTTTTTTTATATAACGGCATGGTTGGATTCTGCCGTCAGGCGGTCACATCTGCTGCGCACCAGCCGCCGTTCAGCACGGGTATGGAAGCGATTTACGGCGTTCGCCCTGCGCCCGATGATAACGGCGTGTATCCGTATGTGTACAACATGGCGGCAAGCGTGGGCATGAGGGTGCGCGAAGGCGATAACGTGTACGTCTGTACCCGCGATATAGACCCGCTTCTATACCCGCCTTCACAGGTGGCAGCACATTTTGAATTGGGGAATTAAGGAGGCGGCATATGGCACAATCAACAGACAAGACACTATCCAACTTAATCATCAACCGCATGCCGCAGAGCGTATACGATGCTAAGAAAGCAGCGGGCGAGCTGAGTGACGATGAACTGTATTTGACACCTGCCAAGGCTGATACGGCTATATCTCTCGGCCTGACTGCCGCCACGGTCGGCCAGATAATCAAGGTCAAGACCGTGCAGGATGGCAAGCCCACGGAATGGGAGGCGGTGGATATGCCGAGCGGAGGTGTAGAGTGGTACGAGGTTATCAACATGGAAACTACGGAGGATGTGAACGATTTGGTTATATCTGCCGACAAAAATGGCCGGCCGATATCCGGATATCACGCGCTTGCAATGGTGCTGTGCTTTATGATTCCGGCAGATAGTACGCAAACATCAGCTAATGGAAACATCTGGGTGTACCCGATGTCCGACAATTACCTGGCCAGTGGGGTTCGTACTATAATAACCGTCGCTGGCTGGAAAACTATTACCAGAACTTTCAATTTTTTGTATGCCGGGTCTAATCGTGCGATATTTGTTTCTGGCGCAACTGGTGCGGTAACATTTAATGAAGATTATAATAATATTTTTAATGGTATTAGATTATATGTAAACGGTGCTAATGACCACTTGCCCACAGGAACGAAGATACGCTGTTTGGTTTTATCGAAAGGATGGATGGCATGAAAATTTGCGAAAACGGTATCTATCGCGACATGACCGCGGAAGAAATAGCAGAGCTTGAGCAACTTGCGGCAGAACAGCCCGCGCCCGAACCCACGGCAGAAGAAAGAATAGCGGTGCTTGAAGAAGCGTTGAATATGCTGCTATCGGGGGTGACGGAATGACAGACGAGCTGCGCAAAAAAATCCTTGCGTACAACCGCAGGATAAAGGCTGACCGCGCGGAGCGGGACGAGCTGCAAGCCAAGCTTGACCGTATCCGCGAGGCAGTGGATGACATGACGGGGCTGCCGAGCGTATCAAAGCTGGCGGCCTTTTTAGAGACCATCAGAGAGATTATAAAGCCAAAGGAGGGCTAAAATAATGAAAAGATACTTTGCAATGTTGCTTGCCGTTGTGCTGCTGTGCATATGCACGGGCGCAGTAGCAATGGGCTGGGGACGCACGGATAATCCGCCCCCGACTTACACCGTGACTGTCACCAAACTGGACAAGGTGGCGACCACCAGCGGCGCGGCCTATACCCCTGCGCCGGGTAAGGCTGCAACGGTGGGCACGGTGGTGTACTTTACAGCAAAATTTGCAGATGCCGAAGGCAACCCCGTGCAGGGCACCATCAATCTTACGGATATGGACGTGCTGTATCTTGATGGCGATGTAGTCGCCGCGATAGTCACAGGCGCATACCCCGCTGTGCGGGCGGTATACAAGTATACTACCCCATTGGCGGAGCTGGCCTATGATGGCAAGCCCGTGACCATAAGTGGGGATACCGTGACCATAGGCAGCTTGACCTTCACCCGCCGCAATGGCGTGGCGGTAGATGTGTCCATAGCGGGCGGCCTTAGCGACCTGACCCGCGAGTTGAATGCGCTGAGCATGACGCTGGACGATATCTACGCGGGCAAGATATACATGGACGATGCCGCGCTTGTGGCGAATCTCGGGCAGCACATCAAAGCCGAGGCCACGGCAGTTTGGGGTGCTGATGGCGTGGTAGTGCGCACGCCCGACTTGCCGCAGACCGGCTCCGCCCCCGTGTATGTGGGATTTGTGATGATACTGGCCGCGCTGGCCTTGGTGGGAGTAAGAGTATGGGCGAAAAGGTGAAGGAATTTTTGGCTTACCTTGAAAGCCACATCGGGGACGCTTACGTCTGGGGCGCACAGGGCGAAAGGGTAGACAACCGCGTCGACCTTGAAAAATGGGTGCGGCGCAAGGAAACTTCACGCCGCGAAGCCGACCGCGCCCTTGCATACATCAAAAAAGCCACCAAAACGCCGCTGTACGCCTTTGATTGCAGCGGCCTTATCATTCATTGGCTGCGTGACATAAAAGGGCTGATTGATGGTGATACAAGTGCCGCAGGACTGTACAGACAATGTACCAAAAAGGGCAAGCTTGCCGCGTGGCAGATGCAGCCTGGCGACCTTGTATTTAGGTACAGCTTCGCCAAGGGCAAAATGGGACACGTGGGCGTATACGTCGGCAGCAGAATGGTGATAGAGGCACAAGGCCGTGACGCTGGCGTAGTGATGCGCCACCTGTCTTACGGCGGCTGGACACATCAGGGCAGACACCCCGCGCTGGCCGAGGATACCGCCCCGACCGTCTTTAGGCTGACATCGCCCATGATGCGCGGCGAAAACGTGAAGCTTATACAGACCGCATTGAACGCCTGTGGCTACGACTGCGGCAAGGCCGATGGAATCTGTGGGAAGGCCACAATGACGGCTGTAAAGGCCTTTGCAACAGCGCATACGGAGGTATAGCCCGTGGAGTGGTGGGGATGGTGTGCATCAATACTGGGGGCAATTGTCCTTATCGCGCAGGGCATAAAGGCGGTAAGGGAAATCATAGCCCCCGCATTATCTATGCGGGAGAAGCTGGAGAAGGTGCTTGAGCATGACTCGAACGACTTGAAACGGTTTGAGGATATCAACACAAAATTTGCGCAACAGGAAGTCACAAATCAGGCTATTATAACCGGCCTTGTGGCCCTTATAAATCACGAGATAGACGGAAACGGAATTGACGGGCTGAAAAATGCCCGCGCAGAACTTTTACAGCACATAATTGAAAGGAGATAAAAATGACGAACGAATTTTTTACTTGGGCGGTGCTTTTGACTTACGCGGGGGCGACCCTTGCAACCAGCCTTGTAACCCAGCTTATCAAGGGCGTGGGCTTTATCGACAAAATTCCCACGCGCCTGACCAGCTATGTAATCGCGCTTGTGGTGCTTATAGCCGCCACCTTTTTCACCGGCGGCTTGACCCTTGAGGCGGGTGCGCTGTGCGTGATAAATGCCGTGGTTGTGTCCCTTGCCGCGAATGGCGCGTATGACGCAATAGCCCGCGACAAGAAATAAAATTGCCGCCGCCCCTCTGCGACACTAAAAAGGCCGGAGGTGATAGGCCGATGAGAAGCCGGCCTGTGTGGTGGACAAAAACATTTTGCAGACCCTATCCCGCGCGGAGTGGGAAGGGATAATCTATCAGCGAATTTTCAGTGAGCGCGACCGCTGGCTTGTGGCGCGGCATTTGCTTGACGGCGTGCCGTATGACAGGCTTACAGCGGAGTATCAGGCGCGGTACACCGATGCGCCGTTAGAGTATGACCAGATCCGCCGCCGATACAAGGCTGCGGAAAGAATCCTTATAAAATATGCCCCCTAATGGGGGCTTTTTTTATTTGTCAATCCTTCTGCAAGAACCTTTTCACGCGCTTTCGCGCTGCATCTTCGTATTGCGGTGAGCCGTATACAATCGTTGCGGTTTGCCGCCATGTTTTGCCGTCTATGTAATGCACCTCTATAATGCGTCTGAGCTTTGCATCTTCCAGCGTGGCAATAAATTCCTCAATTTCGGCTAACAGCTTGTGCGCCTTCTTTATCCTGACATTCCGCGCCCGCTCTATGCGCAGGAGCGTTGCGTTATGCCGCGTATCCTCGCCCGTGATGCTTATTGTGTGGCTGGTGTAGGGAAAGTATGGGGACGAGCCGCGCACGGTATCCGTGACGATATCGGGCTTTTTCGCTGCTGTCTTGCGCTGCCGCGCTTCTAATGTTGCCAACTCGTCAATCAGCGAACGGTACTGCTCAAGCTTGTCCGTGGTCATTATTTCTCCTTCCCCGTAATCAGCTCTGGATACGGCAACGTTTCTGCCCATTTACAGAAGATGCGCCACTCGTCAAGTTTATGCTCCTTACGGCTATGATATATGTTAGCTAAGACTTCATAATTTAGCATCACCGTGCGGCGTTGATTGTACGAGGTTGGTAAAAACTGAATCATTTGCCACCAATATTTTTTATCTTTGGTTTCAAGATATTTTGTACGGCAATAATTCAGCATATCAACAGTGCAAAGCAAATATCCATACAAAGTATTGTAATCAACGCCTTTTAATTCTTCAACATGCTCATGGCTAAAATCATTTACAGTAAACTCTGTAGCATGAATTTTATGCATCGTGGAGCAAGAATTTGCAACTGTACCTACTTTGTACGTATCGAACTCTTTCCACCAGTACAACGGAGCAGTAATATCAAGATATACGGTAATCATCCGCATATATTTGCGGTGGTCTGCGCCCGCGTTGCGTAGGCGTGTCATAAGGCTAAGGTCGTTGGGGCCAATTTCAAGGTACTGATACCCCGAGCAGTCGCGGCCTTCTGCGGTGCATTCGCCCAAAAGCTCGATTCTCCCGCATTTCTGACAGTCCACGGCGGGTGCGCTGTCGCTCCTGTCCCAGCTGTTCATTGGGTTCCGCATTCCACGAATAGCGGCTTCCCAGCCGTGGGTTTCTGCGTTTTCAATCTTTATCATTATTATCCCTCCACAAATAACGGGCAACTCCGCACGCAATATGATTTTTGGCATGATTTGCTGCAATAGCTTTTAGCCGCATACAGCGTTGTTTCGGTTGCGTCCCAGCCGTCAACTGGCTTAAAGTGTTTACTCCATGGACAACCGCGCCCCGTGTACGGGTTCGGCACAGAGTTTGCACACTCCCAGCATATTGAGTAGTTGGGGCGGTTGGCTTCAGCGCGTTTTTTATACACCTTGCCGTTGCTCGATATCCGCGCGAACTCATATCCTGCTGCTATTGCAATGCGTGACATGGTTTGACCGGTTAATCCATACGCTTCGCCGATTTTGTCCCACGTTATGCCGCTTTCCTTTTGCCGCTTTATCTTCTCCCAATCCTCCCATTCAGGGTCGTACATGGGGTTGGGCGTGTGGCCTCGCCTTACTTGCGGCAGTTCGATTCCGGCTTTACGGGCTTTTTGTTGCGTTGCGCCTACACACAGCCCATAAAGCGCGTCTATTTCCTTCCAATGTGCGCCTTCAAGGCGCATTTGAATAACGGTTTTCCAGCCTTCCCAGTCAGGCGAAAGCATAACGTCAGGCTGCTTGCGCTTTTGTGTCTCCATGCCCATTAGCTTTGCATACTTGCGTAGGCATATCTCGTCAACGTTATAGTAGACGGCTATTTTCAGCCAACTCATGCCTTTCTTCCGCATTTCTCTAACACCAGCCCAACCTTCCCAGTCCGCGCTTGCCATAAGCGATGGCTTATTGTTTGTGCGCCTTTTCGCCGGTTCGGTTAATTCTATGCCCGCTCGTCTTGCGTGGCGAATTAGGAAATTATCTGTCATACCATACATATCTGCTACGCGTTTGATGGGTACGCCTGTCTTGCGTAGCCGCAGTATCTCAGGCCAATGCTCCCAATTAGGGTCATCGATTATCGTTGTTGCTTTTATCATGCTCGTCCTTTTCCTCCGCCTTACTGCTTCGTTTCGTCCATTTTCGCCCCGCAATTCCAACAAAAACCGCCTCTAATAGCAGTATGTTTATTCTCTTGCTTCCCGCAATTCGAGCATTCAAAATACTGCCGCCTATCATGTGCTGTCTTTTCAATCCACTGCCCATGCACTACCGGCGCAACATCGGCGGCGGGGAACTTAATTAAATCTTTAATTATTGCTTCACCGCTCTGAATAACTATTTCCTGCTCCGGTGTTAAATCGGGACCAGCCCACACTTTCAGCAAAAGCTGCGTCATGCGAAATTTCTCAACGAATGCGTCAACGTCTATATACTTACTCATTGCTTTTCCTCCTTCGGCGGCTCTGGCATTGGCATCCAGTGAGTAACCTCGCAATCTACCGGATTGTTGTATACGTCATCAGGTGTAAACTGTCGATTCTCCCACCAACCTTGCGGGACGAAATAATCATCATTATCTTCGCTATAAGTGCCGTAACAGTCTATCTCATACCAATTCCACGTACTATCTTGCGTCAGCATCGTCCCATCTTCATAAATCGCTGGACAAACAAAACGATAGTCATTGCGGTTACACCATATCAGCACTTCTTTTTCACACTCCGGCAATCTCTCTTTAACGCTTATCCAATCCATTTTTAATTCTCCCTTTCTACGCGTTTTTTCTCGCCGTTATTTTTATACTCCCTTATACGGGCATTCGCCCTCTGTGCTTCCGGCCACGCCGCACCGTATCAACGCCCTGCGGCGGCCACATTTGCGCACCTCCTTGCCCTCCAGCTCGCAGAAGGGGCAAGGGTTCGAGAAATCGTCTATCACCAGTGATTCAAAGTCCTCTCGCGGGCAGATATAAAATTCTTTGTCTATCTGTGCCGAAGTCTTAGGTACGGCGATAATCTCGTAAAATCCCGCCTGACGCTGCAAGGCCGTCACTTGCTCCGCGTCCCGCCCCTGCAAGAGGTGCTGTGATATCGTGGTGGCTGCGCCCATCATCAGTTTTGCTGCGTCCTCGTCCTCTTGGTGCAGCCGGCCGGTCTTGACCAGCACGTCGCCAAAGCCGATTACCGATGCAAGGGTGATGATAAGCTCCTTCAAGTCCTTGTTGATGTATGCTCCCATAGATACTCCTTTATTGTCCCTATCGCTTCTTCTGCACCCTTGCAAACCACGGCCTTATAGCCTTGCTCCGCAAGCGCGGCACGCCTGACTTGGCACCTCATACGCGCCCGCAGGGCCTTCATAATCGCGGCACATTATGTATGTGTGTACCATGGTAAAATCCAGCGAAGGATCGTAATAATCGCAGTACATGCTCTTCGCCTTCCTCCGCGATTCCGCTGCAACACATAGCTCTAACCCCCACAAATCGTCCGTGCAAAAATATAATTTCATGCCTTTCGTTCCCCCAAATAGTTTTTTATCGTCCCTATCGCTTCCTCCGCGCCCTTGCAAACAACGGCCTTATAGCCTTGCCCCGCAAGCGCGGTTATCCAGCTTTTTTGCGTCTCGCTCACCGTGCCGCCTTTTTGCCGCTTTAGCTCGATGTATAGCCCGTGATACCCGTTACGCGCCACGGGCAAGCACATATCAGGCACGCCTGACTTAACACCCTGCGCCTTTAATGCGATTGCGGTCTTAATTGCCCGCTTGCCGCCGTTGGGTATGGCGTACAGCAGCCCCAGTTCTGGGTGGGCGGCGGTCTCCATTGCCGCCCATTGAAAGATTATCCGCTGCTCCGCGTCCTCAAGCGGCACGGTTGGTGGGGTGTATGTGCGCTTCATCTCAATCACCTCCCAGCAGGTCGTAACCCATGCTGTCAATTTCCTCTGCGGTGTATGTCCGCTTGTTGCCTAAATCCCGCACCCTGTTGGGCTTCGGTGCAGCCTTGTTGCTGCTGATTATCTTAGCGTTTAGGTAGCTCTCAAATTTGGGGCCGAACAGGGTTAGCGGTCTCAGAAACTTTTCCCATTCAGTTCCGCGCCATTCCTCACACTTTTTGTCTATCACCTTTTCAAAGTCCTCAACCGTGAAGTTCTCGGCTAATCGTGCATCGATTTTCGCTCTTGTATCCTTGCACGATGCCTTGTACTGTGTCCCAGCCTTGGCATTCAGGTAGTCCACAATGTGCTTGTACACTTCGGACTTCTTCTCTGCTCCCGCTTTCTGTGTGCGGGGCGACTTGTCGCCACTATGTATATCAGTAGCTGTATCTATACCTGAACCTATATCTATATCTGTGGAAACATTTTGTATACATTTTGTTTCCATGTTGTTTCCACAGGCCAACGCATAGGCGTTGTTGCTTTTCAAGAAAAGCTGAGACAGCTCATCTTGATACTGAGTGGGCGTATATCTATCTTTTTGAATGGTATTGTGCATTTTCCAATGCTTAATGACTATTACGCCATCCTCAAAGACTATCAAGAAGCGTTTCGCCACAAGCAGCCGCAAATCATCATCACTTGCGCCCACCAATGCTTTAATGCGTTTTGGATTGCCAATAAATCCATCGTCATCTGCACGCATACACAGGTGGAAATATAAGCATTGGGTGGATAATGGCATATCTAAGAATGCATCACTATCACATATTTTCATTGTGAACATACGCTTGTTTGCCATACCCCGCACTCCTTAGAACGGCAGCTTATCGTCATCGATATTAAGGTCGGGCCATTCATCCACGGGCGGGACGGGGGCGGCTGAACCTGCAGGTGCGGATTCCGATTTGGGCGACAAAAACTCCACCTCGTTGGCGATTACTTCCGTGACGTACCGCTTTGTGCCGTCCTTAGCATCATAGCTGCGGTTGCGCAGTTCACCCGCCACATATATCTTTTTACCCTTGTCCAGATAACGGGCGCATACTTCCGCTAATTTGCCCCACACCTGCACGCTGAAAAAGTCTGCCGTGGTCTTACCGTCTGCGTCCTTGTAGCGGCGATTGACGGCTATCGTAAGGCTGCATACGGTCTTGCCGCTGGTGGTCTGCTTGACATCGGGAGCCTTTGACAAGTTCCCAATAAACTCTACTCGGTTCATGCTTCATCCTTTCTGCGGGGCGGCGTTTGCACCGCCCCAGCTTGTACTCTGCCGATTATTCCTTGATTTCGCCCGTCTCTGCGTCTATGCTTTCGGGCGGCGTTATATCTATGGCGTTGTCCAATGCCTTTTCCTGCTCCGCGTCAGCTGCAAGCGCGTCCGCTATCTGCTGCCCTTCGCCTACGGTGCGGTAGTCTATGGACATAACGCCCCATTTGCCGATTAGCTTGCGGTACACGGTCTTACGCGCCATAGCGTCAAAGTCCTCGCGCCAACCCTTGCCCATGTTCTGCCCTTTGCGGAACTTCTGTTCGTGGGCTTCTATCTGCTTTATGGACATATAGATTGTTTTCTCCGCGCCGTTGACCAGGCGATAATAGCCCAGATAGCCTATAACGGGCTTGCTCTCGCGTTCTTCCTCGTCCTCGATGAAGTTTATCTTCACTTCCTCTGTAAGGCGGTTGTAACTTTCGAGTTCGCCCTCGCGCACGTCTATAACGTTGATGGTCTTATATGCGCCCGTGCGTAACGCAAGCTGGTGCATACCCTTCCAGCCAAGTATAAACGTGGCTTCATATACGGATTTGCCTATGTCCTTTTTGTAGTTCTTAAACGGGACTATGTAGGCATAGCCTAAGTTCTGGTCTATGGGCAGGTCGAAGCTTGCGGCCTTCAGGGCGGCCTGTATCACGGTCATAGGGGCCTCATAAAATGCCATCTGCATTGTCTTATCCGCGTTGACCATAGACACAACGCTGCTGACAAACTGCGGGGCGCGTTTGCCCAGCAGGTCGTTGAAACGCTTGCGCATGCCTTCGCCATCGAGTATGCTGTTCATTAGCTGGTTTACCGTCTGTGATGCCTTGGCGGCGGGGGCTGCTGTGGCTGTGGCCTTCTGAATCTTGTTTGCTTCCATCTTGTTTGTATCTCCTTTGCCTTGTTAGTTGACTTTGAAAACTCGTGACTGTGTGACACGGGCATATGCTGCCCAGTCAATATTGGGATAATCAGCGGTTAAACGCCGCATATCGTAGCTGGTGCGCTGCTGCGGTCGCCACGACACGGTAAAATCTCCGCAAACCCCGCGCTCGGCGTTGCCCATACGCGCCTTGATGATGTTTTGCAGCTCGGCCTTACGGCCCTCCAGCGTTTTGAGCTGGTCTTGTATCGCGTTCAGCTCATAAAAGTTCTGCATACAGTCGCTCAGGCTTATTTCATCGGGCTGCGGCGCGTCATATAGCGCGGTCAGGGTGTCGGTCGTGGCCTTGCTACCGTCCGGCGTGGGCGGCACTCCGGCTTCAACGTGCGCCCAGAAGTCCCTTTCGGCTTCCATCAGGGCGGCTATTTCGCCTTCGTCCCGCGCTATTTCGAAGACCATGAACGCCTTGTTAAGGACAAGTACGGCTAAATACCATTTATCGCAACCTGTTACCGCCATGTAGTGCATACATTGCACATAGTAGTTCGCGGGGAAATCGCCGTTTTTGAACTTGCGAGTGTTAAGGGCGGATGTTGTTTTGCACTCAAGCCCTGCGTTTTCGCCCACAATGCTGCGGTCAATGTTGGCATGGGCAAACGGATACAGCGTGTTATACAGCGTGTAGTTGCACCTCTTAACGCGCTTGCCAGTCTCAGCGCAAAACCGCCGTGCAACATAATCCTCGAGATCGCGCCCTTGCCGCATGGCCTCGTTGTCGGGCTTGTCCTCGACAAGTCCCTGCTTGTCCGACCATACCGAAAAAGGTGAAGCGTAATCATTAAGCCCTACTATGGCAGCCGCGTCTGAACCGCCTATGCTATGACGGCGCAGTTTGAGCCAATCCACACGGGACATATCGGCGGTTTTAACCTTGGTAAGCATCTTTATATCTCCTCTCTCAAACTTAAAATCTGTGCTTTCAGAACAATGTTTTCTGCCCACAGCTCCAATCGGGTTTTGGTCGGATTTGTGACGCAATCCATAATCATATCCATGATGGTGCCTTGCATCGTGCGCCCCTTCTGGGCTTGTTGCAACTGCGCGTATAGGTCGTTTGATACCCTCAGCGTGATTTTATGCGGCCTGTCCGCTGCCTCATGCCTGCGGGGCTGTTTGGCGGCTATTTCGGGGTATGCGCCTTGCCATGCCTTGATGATGGGTTTATACAGCGTCACACCCGTCTCGTCCGGCTTCTTGGCCTTGCTGTAATTGCTTTTGTCAAACTTCGGGCAAACCTCTTGTCCAAGCCTTACCAGCCCTTTAGCCCCGCCCGCGACTTTTTCGTAGGCCACAAACGGTACTGCTTGACCGTAAGGCAGTCGGCGTGATATACTTTGTGTAGCAGCTTCGGCTGCTGCTTTATCTGGCTCGCTGATGTTAACTCCCTCGGTGGGCCTTTTCTTTGCTTCCATTTTGTCCTCCTTGCTTTGCGACTAACTTGCGACTAACTTGCTTTTACGCCTTGTGGGTGCGCTTTTCCCCCGATTGCGGGGCTTTTTTAACTTGCTTGCGGCAGATGTCAAAGGCAATCGCCAGCAGTATAGCCTCGCCAGCCAGCATGTACACCCATAATGCGATATACCATACGTTCATCTTTTCTTACGCCTTTCTGCGTCTATGTGTGCCGACCGCACCCAATACGCTTCTTTCTGCCCGCGCAGTTTGTCCTTCATTCTGTCCGCCACGGCGCGGGCGATAAATTCGGCTCTTGTCAGCTTCGCCATAGCTTACCTCCCTATAATGGCAAAATCGGGATATTTCTGCTTGCGCGTCTTACCCGTCTCTGCCATGTGCGCCATGCTACGCACCATCACCAGCGGCTTTTCTCCGCCTGTGCCTGTCAGCCGCCCGTCGGCCAGCATCCGCCGCACGGTAACGGGGCTGACATTAAGCAGTTCAGCGGCCCGCGTGGTGGGGACGTATTCTCCGTGCGCGTGTACCATGCGATCTTCCACCGCCGCGGCATCGTTTATACGCTCGTCCACGGCTTGCTGTATCATCTCCCGCAGCATCTTTTCAAAATCCACTGCTCTCGCCCTCCCATTGTAGCTCCATGGTCTTTATTCCACGGTATATGGTTGCTACCCGCTTCCACTTCTCGCCCACCGGCTCTTGCTCTTCCTTCCACTTCTCTCCGGTGATGCGCTCAAAGGCTTTCCTGCCCGATAGGAGCTGAATGTGCTGCCCATACGTTATGTCCGTGATATCGTAGTCATAGTCGAGGGCCCCGCAGAGTTCAATCCCGCACTCCCTCAGCAGCCCGTCAGCCGCGCGCATGGTGGATATGGCATCCGCTATCATCCGGCACGCCCTATCAAGCTTCTCCCTGTCGCTCTCGCGCTCACAGTCGCAGCGCTCTCCGCTGTCAAGGTTCGCTCCGCAATTTTCACATTTCCTCATTTCCTCTTTCCTCCTTATGTCCCTTTCTTTATTAGTCACTTGTTAAGTGACTTAATGGGTAAAAAAAAGTTCTGCCGGGTTATCAATGTCAAGCAGCGCAATCATTTTGTTGGCATCGCCTACGGTCAATGTGCCTTTTTTGACCCTTGATATCAATGTGGATTCCGCGATTCCAAGTTCTTTCGCCAAATCTTGTTGGGACATTCCGCGCTTAGCCAAAGCCGCCCTGTACAAATTCTTGTTAATTTTAGTTCCCTCCTTTGCGGTAACTTATCAAGTGATTTTATTATATGCGCTTTCTTACAACTTGTCAAGTGTTTTTCAAAAAAAATATTGTATATTTACAAGTGCCGTGGTAAAATAGATATGCGAGGTGATAATAATGACTCTGGGCGAAAAAATACGGTACTTGCGCAAGGCGCGAGGCATGACCCAACAGGAGCTTGCCGAAAAGCTCCACACTACTAAGCAAACAATAGGTAAGTATGAGCAGGGCATTGTGACCAATTTGCCCCTCTCCCGTATCGATGAGCTTGCGCAAGCTCTGTCCACCACCCCCGCCTATCTTATGGGGTGGGAAGAAGATAAAGATTACACGTCAAGCAAGGCTCTGCTTAAAGCAGAGATTGAGAACATGTCTGAGGAACAGGCTGCGCTTCTTCTGGCCGCTTTCCGAGCAGCGAAAGCATCAAAGTGATATCTTCGGGGGTAAGGCTATCGAGCATGGCGAGCAGGGTTTCTTTCGGTGTCATTGTTTTATCCTCCGTGAAAAAATTGTTAAGATATGATACCATATCACAGACACCATACATCATATAATCTATGGTGGGTGGAGGGGGCGGCGGAGAAGCAAGGTAGGATACGCCGCCCCCGTGGGTGCGCCCCTATGCGCATATCAAGCGTACCGCATATCGGGAGCAATTTATAGGGCTAAAAATGAGCCTTTCGACAAAATATTGGTAAAAAAATGAGCCTTTTGGGTATCAGAAATGGAAAACAGAAGAAAGAGGGCGAAAATGTGGACACAATCACCGAATGTAACCAAAAGTATGCCGATGCTTTTGCAAGACTGCGGGAAAAACACGGCGTGACGATTCAGGACGTGGCGCGAAGAAGTAAAATCCCGCTATCCACGCTCAAACGCACTTTGCAGGGCGAAACAGGTACGCCCATGGCGACGTATGAAATGCTTGTTACACAAGGCTTAGGCGCGACAATGCATGAATTTGTGGACGAGATTTACGGGGCCGTGCCGCAGGAGGCCGAAGAGCATACACAGAGGTACACCACCGCCGTCAGGCTGCTGCTTGCCGAAAAGGACAGGCGCATACAGCAGCTTAGTAAATGGCTCCGGCGGGCGGTGATATACAGCGTAAGCGTGACTGGATTATTGATAGGGGGGTGTATATACGACGTGCTTAACCCCGCCGTGGGATGGCTTAGGCGGCCTTAAAAATTCCGCACGGTTGCCGCCGTGCGGAACGAAGGAAATGGAGCGAGAAATGAGGATCTCTCGCCCCTATTATAGCATAAAATCACAAAGGGGGCAATGAAAATGGCAAAGCAAAAAGATGGGCGCTACCGTGCAAAAATCACAGTTGGCACGGACGCGAACGGGAAAAGCATAGTCAAGTATGTGTCAGGCCGGACTAAAAAGGAGCTTGAAGCGGCTAAGGCGGCGGCGCGTGAAAAGTACGTCACGGGGGCGAATGCCGTGCCGGAGGGAATACTTTTTGACCGATACGCGCTAAGCTGGTATGAGGTGTATAAGCAGCCGCGTATAGGCGTGTCCGCGCAGATGTCATACCGCACGGCACTATATAAGCATATCTTCCCCGCGTTGGCGGGGCGAAGGCTGACGGCAATCACCACGGAGGATTTGCAGCGGCTGCTGAACGCCAAGGCCGACACGTGCGCGGCCATAATAGGCAACATATCTACAATCCTGCGCGGGGTATTTCAGCGCGCGTATAGTCAAGGACTTATCCCGCGTGACATCACTGTCGGGCTTACAATCCCGTCCAAGCCCAAGGAGACGCGCAGGGCATTGACGGACGCGGAGACGGATGCGGTTCTGCGCCTGATGGACGAGGACGGCACGCTAATGCTTGCGCTGCTATATTACACAGGTATGCGCTACGGCGAGGCTTGCGGCCTGCAATGGCGGCACGTTGACTTCAAGGCGGGGACAATCCGCGTCGAGCAGCAAGCGGCCGGCAAGACGGGTGAGATAGATGCACCCAAAACTGATAAGTCTGTGCGGACAATCCCCATGCCGCGCGAACTGGCTGACAAGCTGCGCCCCGTGCGCGGATTGCCGCAGTCGTATGTAGTGCCGTCGTCCACAGGGTCATATCACCGCAATGCAACGCGATACCGCCTATGGGACGATTTAATGGCGCGGCTGTACGATATCGCGCCGGAGATTGACGCGATTGAAAAGGGCGGGCGGATGATATCAGTCATAACCCCGCATTACCTTCGGCACAATTACGCCAGCGTGCTATATAACGCGGGCGTGGACGTGCTTTCGGCGCAGCGATATTTAGGCCACGCCAACGCGAAAATCACGCTTGAAATATATTCACACCTTTCGGCGCAGAAGGAAAAATACAGTGCAGAACAGTTACAGGGCGCATTTGAAAAAAGTTGCCGCAAAGTTGCCAGCCCCAAAGCGCACGGCAACGGCGGCGATTAAAAAATGCCTAATTTGCTAAGAAAAAGCACCCATTTTTATGAGTGCTTTTCTTCTTTGGTATCCGGCAGCTACTTAGATTTTTTGCCCACCAAAGTACGCTATTGCGCTGAAAAACATAGATATTTAGGCGTTTTTGCAAAAAGTC